GCCTTCATGGAACTGGTCGAGCAGTTGAACGGGCAGCACGCCCTCGTGTTTTACGATTTCAAGCATGACCGTGACCGGCTGCTTGATACGCTGGCGAAAACTAAGCTGCGGGTCAGGGTCTACTCGCAAGCGCAGGACGAGGCAGACTGGAATGCCGGGTTAATCGACATCCTTCTCGCCCACCCTGCCAGTTGCGGCTATGGACTGAATTTGCAGCAGGGCGGCTATCATGCCGTGTGGTTCGGGTTGACGTGGAGCCTTGAGCAGTATGAACAAGCGAACAAGCGTCTGCACCGTCAGGGGCAGGAGCATCCAGTGGTCATTCACCATCTTGTCGTGCAGGGCGGGATGGATGAGACGGTCATGGAGGCACTGAAGAACAAGGGCGATATGCAGGAAGCCCTGCTTGCCGCCCTCAAAGCCCGCATAAGCAGATTGTGCAGACAATGCAGGTAGAAAAGGAGGATGCCCATGCAGAAGGAAGAAATTGCGGAAATAGCCCGCATTGCGGCGGTTGAGGCGTTAGCCAAGCGGGACAGCATCGTCAAGGAGGAGCTGGATGCTAGATACCATGACGTGAAGCTCCTGATGAAGAATTACCGCAAGCTGAAAGCCCATTACGCCCACGTCTCGCCGGAGGCGTTGGAGGTCAACGCCATATGCTCGCTGAAGCGGAAGACAGGATTGATGATGAGCCATGTGGACAGGATGCTGTCGGCATACAAGGCCCTGTGCGAGAGTGCCGTGGAACGCCACGAGGCGATGCGATGGGATGCCTTGTATCTGCGGTATATTTCGGACGAGCGGCTGACCATCGAGGAGATAGCCGCCCGCCTGGGCGACGTTGACCGCCGCACGTTCTATCGGTATATTGACAGGGCTTTCGAGGATATGGCGGTGCTGCTGTTCGGCATCGAAGCCATCGGGACTTGGAAGCCGAAGAAATAGTTGCTGGGGGCTTTTCAGCCCTCGGCATTTTTCTGCTTTCGTGTGTTTTCCCGGTGAACATAGCCGCCCCCTCTCCGCTTTTCCGAAGCCCGCAATCCCTTATCACACAAAGGCTCAGAGAATATCGCTCCTACGGCGCAAAAATAATTTTCGTATATTCTTCTTTAGGCTATCGCAGGAAAACTGACCAGAGGGAAACCAGAAGGCATACAGAGAGCAGAAAATTTTCGTCCGTGGACATTACGACTTTTAGTGAAATATATTGAATTTAATTCGTAAAAACTATTGCAATATACAGATAGCGTGTTAAGATGAAGACAAGATAAATCATAACACCTGAACAGAATGACAGGAGGAACCCAAGATGACTAGAAATGAAATCGCTGAAATCATTCGCAGCAAGGCATCTGAGTACGGCTTCGAGATTGAAGAAAACTCACTTGGATGGAGCAACAAGCGCACCTCTGATGAGTATATCAGCATTCAGATAATGCAGAACAATAACTTCGACAAGACAGACTGGAAAAGCCACAAGGCGCACATCGACATCGAGGCCTCTGCCAGCATTTGCAGGATGGGCGGGGATTCTACCACCGAGGAGCTTTTGAAAGCAGCCGATGAAATTGCAAGAGGTGCAAAATTCGTAGCAGAAATCCAGAGCATGAACCTCTCTTATATTCGTGAATTCTAAGGCCGAAACCAGCCGAAAGGCTGGTCAGCCGGAACTGACCCACCGGCTCTGATGATGGCAGGTCACTACCGCAACGGCACCTAGTAAGTGGGTAAAAGACTTGATTTTTCCTCAGCTTTTTGAAAGGAAAAAGCTGGGCTTAGATCTCAGTAGCTTTTCGGTACTTTTCAGGAAGCATCCGGGGTGGCCGGGGTAACACTTGGAGAAAAGGACGCGGCAGCTAGACCGAAGACATTCTAGCAATCGAAAATGCGAGACGGCTGACAAGAGCCATGTTGCAACTGAACACGATGAAAAGGATGAGCACAATGAAAGACGTGAGTGCATTTGACATCAGCATGAAGAAGCTGTCATGGGATAAGTTGTTCGACAGCGAGGAGGAACTGGTTGATGCCATGATGAACTGTCCCTCTGAAAGAACCAGCAGCCGCCACGGCATTGTTCCGGCGGGCTATGGGTACATCGCAAGTTTCAAGCGGTACTATGCCAAGAATGGCTGTCTGACTGACAAGCAGATGACCCAGCTCAAGCGGCTTGCAAAGTCTGTGTATGTCGGCTTCAGGGGCATGAATGTGGGCGGCTACATTGCTATGTGCTGGTAAGCTGGCTGCTTGTCGTGCCTTGCATCTGCTGTTGCTATCGTGTTATGATGATAGCACAGAAAGGATGTGGTTGGGATGGCACAGAGCAAGGCGCACATGGCTGCAACCAGCCGTTACGAGCAGAAGGCATATGATAAGTTGCTGATCCGTCTGCGGAAAGATGCGGAGGTAAACGGCAATGCTGTTCGCGCTCATGCAGAGTCGCAGGGTGAAAGTATGCAAGGCTTCGTGGTCAGGGCCATCACTGAAACGATGGCACGAGACAGAGCTGAGACAACAGAATGAGCGAAGACCCGCAGAGATGCGGGTCTTTTTTGTGTCCGCGTTTTCCCCAAAAAGGCATCGCGTTTTGCACAGTGCCAGCCCTCTCAAATCAAGCGTCCAGAGGCTTTTTGATTCTCAGAGCTTCCATGCCGCCTCCGAATACAATCCCCTTCGCAAGCTGCGTAAATACGCTCTCAGTGAGTATCAGAAGCCCGCTTTTTGGCGATTCAGTAGCCTACCGGTCTGCATTTGCGATTGTGAGTATATTTTCTTGAAAAATTTTCCGAAAAACTATTGCAATATACAGATAGCGTGTTAAGATGAAGACAAGATAAATCACAACCACTTGAACGGAACGAAAGGGGTCGGACGACATGACAGAAGCAGCGAAGAAAGAGTTCTGGATAGAAATTAGGGAAAATGGACACCCGGTTTGCTGGGAGTTCTTCGGTGATGACCGACAGGATGCAGAAGCATTCAAGACAGACCCGGACATGATTGAAAAATGGGGCAAGTACAACATGATTCTCCGCCCCGTGAGCGAAGGCGAATACCCGCTGGGCTTTGACCCTGCGTTGTTCTGAAGCAGAAAGGACTTGATGATATGGAAAACGCAATGGAAAAGGCCACCCAGCTCCAACGCGGGGACAGCTTGTACTGGTACTGCATCATGACCGTCTACCACGACGATGGCAAGATAGAACGCAGCATCGTTCGGGATGATAGGACAGGCGCACCGTTCATCGTCAAGTCCTATGAGAAGCCGCTGGACGAATGCTATAGCCGGAAAGCAGCGGCGGTGTACTACACGTATTGCCACGGGTACAAGGAGGCGTTGGCTTGTCTGTCCCGCTGATAGCCGAAACCAGCCGAAAGGCTGGTCAGCCGGAACTGACCCACCGGCTCTGATGATGGCAGGTCAAGAAGGAGGTTTGCAGAATTCTTTTCGGAAAAATTTCCGAAAAACTATTGACCGTAACGACTACAAATGCTAAGATGAGATTATAGGGAAAGAAAAATTCCTTATAAGCTCAAAGACGGACTCGGCAGCGGGTGGATAAGCTGCCCATCACAACTGATAGCCAGTTTTCATGCCGGTGGCGACGGCTGGCCCGCATCAAGAGGCGGGAGTACATGGTAGGCAAATTCAGCAAACTATCTCAACGGTTCTATACACTCCCTCTCGCCACCATCGTGGCTTTTTCTTTGCCTAAAATCATACCAGACAAGGCTGGTCTTGCCCTCATGGACTGTTTCTCGGAAGTATCTCCCATCTTCCAGCCATTCACGCTTGACTACCTCCCCCTCATGGATTTCTGGCAAATTGCTTTTGGCTAATGCGGATAGCTCTGACGCTACTGCAAGCAGTACATCCGAAGCTCCCATCATGCGCCCTCCTCATCGTCATTGTCGTCGGCTTCGTCAATAAGAAGCTCATCAACTGTGCAGCCATACAGCTTGGCTATCTCAACCAGCTTGTCTGTTCGCGGCTTTGCCAAGCCTCGTTCCCACTTGCTGACTGCCGAAGGCACCACGCCGAGAATCTTTGCGACCTCGTTCTGCGTTGGAATAACGCCTTGCAGCCGACGCTTTTTCATTATGTTCATGCGACCACCTCCTCGTTCTTGTGTAGGCTTTTTTGTAAGATTTGTGTAACCATATTCTCATCTTAACACTTTAATTCATATTTGTCAACTATAATTCAAGAAAATATGCGGTGGTTTTTAGCTTGACGATGTGAATTAAAGTCATTATAATGGACTTAAAGGAAAGGTGGTGCTAATCATGAAAGACTTCGGCATGAGACTCAGAAAACTCCGTCGTGGTGCGGAAATGTCACAGGCCGAGCTTGCTGAACGGCTTGGCGTAGTCCCCTCGTCTGTCGGTAAATATGAGCGGCTTGCTGACTCATACCCCAGCGTGGAAGTTTTACTGAAAATTGCAGACTTCTTTAGCGTCAGCACGGACTACCTTCTGCGCGGCACACAGCCAACAGCTATTATGGAAAATAATATCAGCGGAGAACTTACCAACAGCCAGCTTATCCAGACCAATCACGGTGATGTAGTGGTCGGCAACCATGCCCTATCTCCCGAATCCGCCGAACTTCTGCGTATCTATGAGTCGCTTTCAGGCCGGGAACGGCTGAAGTTACTCAACTTTGCCGTGGACATGGAAGATAAAAGCAAGGACGGTGCATCATCATGAAACGCGCAGCCCTCTACATCCGCGTCTCGACACAGGAACAAGCTCAGGAGGGCTACTCCATCGGCGAGCAGAAGGAACGTCTGATTGCTTACTGCAAGGCACATGACTGGCTGATAGCTGATGTCTATGTGGACGGAGGCTATTCCGGCAGTAACCTCGACCGCCCTGGAATTAAGAAGCTCATGGACGAGACAGACAAATTTGATGTGGTGCTCGTCTATAAACTCGACAGGCTCTCCCGCTCCCAGCGTGATACCCTATATCTCATCGAAGAAGCATTCCTTCCCCACGATGTCGATTTCGTCTCCATGCAGGAGAGCTTCGACACCGCCACACCATTCGGCAAGGCCATGATAGGTCTGCTTGCTGTCTTCGCCCAGCTCGAACGTGAACAAATCAAGGAGCGCACACGGATGGGCCGCATTGCACGGGCAAAATCTGGCCTATATCGTGGCGGCGGTAATGTCCCTATCGGCTATGATCGCACAGACGGCAAACTCACCATAAATCTTTATGAAGCCGAGCAGGTCAGGAAAATATATGACTGGTATCTTGCAGGGCTTTCAATCCAACGCATAAGAAAACTCATGGCTGAAGCAGGATATACCACCCGCTATGGCAATTACAGTTCATGGTCAACTGTTCGCAGCATTCTCTGCAATGCCGTATATACAGGCCGCATGGACTTCGGAGGCATCACCGTGGAACACGCACATGAAGCAATCATAACCAAAGAACAATATCAAGCAGCAAGAGAACTTCAAGCCAAACGGCATCAGCATTCTTCAAACTTCCAAACTAAGAATCTTCTCACAGGACTGCTTTTCTGCGGACACTGCGGAGGTCGATACTACACAAAGGCCAGTAGCAACCGTCGTTACTATTCCTGTTACTCCCGCACCAAGCAGATGCCAACGATGATTAAAGACCCAAATTGCAAAAACAAGCATTGGCGAAAAGATAACTTGGAAGCCATCATTGACCGCAAAGTTCGTGAGGTTCTTCAATCACCTGAACTTGCCGCTGAAATTGCTGCATCCCACCAGCCGAAGCCGGTTTTATCCGGCAAGAATGCCGACATCGAAAAACGAATCAAAGCCATCGACAAACAAATTGCCAAGCTGATGGAGTTATACCAACTTGACGACATACCACCAAATGTACTCGGCGAAAGCATTAACAAGCTCTACACCGAAAAGACTGCCTTGGAGGCCGCCATCGTCCCGGACGAGAAAAAAACTAACCACATTTCATTCGACTTGGCACAGGAACTTATCGCTGATGCCGCCCAAGTCTGGGACTTCGCAGATAAAGCACAAAAACGCCGCATTCTGGAAAGCCTCGTGTCCCGCATTATTCTAGACAACGACAATGTTACAATCGAATGGGCTTTCTGACGACGCAAAAAAAATCCGCAACGGGATAGCTGTCCCGTTGCGGATTTTCATGCGCCTTTCCGAACAGATAACTCTCAACTCTCCCTGTCCTTGATGATGTCCCTGAACACCATCACCGCCACACCGATTACTATGCCGTTTATCAATATCTCCACGACTTGCTTCGTGAAACCAAACAGCATAAAAGTCGGCAGAGCCAGCAGGACAGGAATGACATACAGCAGATGAATTCGCCGCATTTGCAAATTCCTCCCTTCTATGCTATGATTTTTCCAGCCAAAGGGGAACTTCCTTGTTCCCCTCGGCTGGCCCCTCACCCCAGATTAGCGTTTGTGCTTCCTACGGCGGTTACGCTTCCTCTTGGGTGAGGCTTTTTTGTTTGGTGGCCTGTGCTTCCGTGCTATCAGAGTTGCCAGAATGGTAACTACTGCGTTCACAAGTAAACCGACCAGCCATTTGATGTCGTCCTTATCCATTTGCTTTCACCTCCTTTCCTTGTCCTCATCTTCATTCTAACACGCTAACCGTATATTGCAATAGTTTTTTCTAAAAATTTTTCTGAAAAATCTAAATGTCCACGGGCTGAAAAATTCTGCTCTCTGGATGCTTTCTGGTACGCTTCTGGTCTATTTTGCGTCAATGGCCTAAAGAAGAATATACGAAAATTATTTTTGCGCCGTATAAACGATATTCTCTGAGCCTTTGTGTGGTAAGGGATTGCGGGCTGTGGATAAGTTTGTGGACAACGGTGTGTTCACCGGGAAAGCACACAAAAAGCCCCACGACCGAGGAAAATTCCTCAGCCGTGGGGCTTTTCTGCTTCAATACTCAATCTCTGTCCTGACATGACGCTTCTCGTCATCGAAGAAAATTCTGCCATCCTCGATACTGTCATACCTTGGAAACATCCTCGCTAGAGATTCATCCGGGCGACTCGACCTCCGCAGGATGTCCCGCACATTTTGCTTCTCGCGGGTTGTCAACGGGGTCTTCGAGTACACTACTACTTTCATCTGGCGATGCCTCCCATTGCTGTCCTCGGCGCAACTCCTTGTCGGGATCTGCCTCGAACAGCCTTCTCTCTATCTCCGGGCGCATATCGGCGAACAGGCCATCCTCATCCGCCGCCAGCGCACCCATAACCTTGTCTGCAAACAAGACCCATGCACGGCTGTCCATGCTATGCGCCTCCTTACAAAT